AAATTTTGGAGGTAAAATATCTGCAATTCTTCTTACTAATACAGGATGTGGATATACCGTAGCTCCTGCTATTTCAATAAGTGGTGGAGGTGGATCAGGAGCAGCAGCAACCACTGGCATTTCATCTAATCTTGGTATTGTTCAAACAATTACTCTTTCAAATGCTGGATCTGGATATACTTCAAATCCAAATATTGCATTTACAGCACCAACATCTGGAACAACTGCAACAGGTGTTGGACATGTGAATTCTGCTGGAATCATCACATCAGTGTTTATTACCAATCCAGGATTAGGTTATACATCTGCACCTACAATTACATTTGACACGCCACCAGGAGTGACAGCAACTGGAAATTTTGTATTCAATGAAATAATCACTGGTCAAAATTCAGGAACTACTGCAAGAGTTAAGGAATGGGATTCTGTTAATAACACTCTAGAAATATCAATTGTTGATGGAGCATTTGGTATTGGGGAACAGATTATAGGTAATGAATCAGGTGCAACTTATAGTATAAGACTTACTAACACTAATGATGTAGTTGATCCTTTTGCAAGTAATGATATTATTGAAACAAAAGCAGATAATGTTATTGACTTCACTGAAACAAACCCCTTTGGAATGCCTTAGTTAAAATATTGTTAAATAGTAGTATAATAAAAAAATACTATGTTTGAGTATTTCTATAACGAGATTTTTAGATCTGTTATTATTTCTTTTGGATCATTATTCAACAATATTGAAATAAGACATAAAGACTCCTCAGATAGCACTACAAGTGTTATTAAAGTTCCTTTGGCTTATGGTCCTACTCAAAAGTTTTTAGCAAGACTTGAGCAGCAATCAGATTTAAATAAACCAACTCAAATGTCATTGCCAAGAATGTCATTTGAATTTAATGGGATGCAGTATGATCCCTCAAGAAAAACAACTCAAACACAAACATTTGTAGTTAAAGACCCTGCTACAGGAACAGATTTAAAAAAAGGTTATTTACCTGTTCCTTACAATATGTCATTTGAATTAGCAATAATGGCTAAACTTAATGATGATATTCTTCAAATTGCAGAACAGATTTTACCTTACTTTCAACCAGTATATCATCTTCCAATTAATTTTCTAGGTAATTTAAAAGAAAAAAGAGATATTGCTATTCAATTGGATAGTGTAAGCATGGAAGATGATTATGAAGGTAATTTTGATACTAGAAGAGCTATAATTTATACTTTAAGATTTACTGCAAAGACTTATCTGTTTGGAC